GATGGAGCGGAGTTACGCCCCTTAATCCCACTATCCAAAGAGGTTATATCACGAGTCGCTTCAAGTCTAGACGGTACCTTTTTGAAATCACGTACCGTGATCTCACGTTTTGACAAACGCCAAAGCTCAGATAAAAGATATCCGAGCCGCTCGTCCTGATGGGTTATCCCCATCTCTACAGCGTGGAAAACATAATGTCCTTCGACACCATGTCTAGCACGAGCTGGAAGTGCTTCATCGAAGTTACTGATGAAAGCACCATCTCCAAATCCATCAGGTATTCGAAGCCGTAAGGCCTCGGGCACCGTTTGAATGAGGAGCTCAAATACTTTCCGAAATCTAGAATCACAGGAAATACGATTACGCCTGTGAGCCAGACGACGAATAGCATTTGCCAGACGATAGACCGTTAGAACGGACGTCAACTTTTCCTTAAGAAAAATTGGTTTAACGTCAAAACCAGATGCATAGTGAGCGCCGCAGCTTTCACGAAAAGTCGAGTCAAAATGACTCTTCTTCTCGTTAATCTGAAAGCCGTAGAACGACACTAGCTCTGAAAAGAGACCAAAGGCCGACGTCGGTATTATGACGTCGTCTCCATAAACACTAACGTCTCCGCTAATGTGGAGATACTCTACGCAGCTTTTCGCGACTGCGTAAAATATCAGAGATTGCAACGGAAATGTGAAGCCGTTCCCCATACTGGAGAACTTCTCCCACTTTATTGCAGTGTCTTTGATCGTACCGTATTTGGCTCGACACGAGTCCATTACGCTAAACCATCGAGGAGGTAAAACTTCCTCGACGACTTTCGTCGCAATCGAATCGCTGGCAGAGGAGAAATCGACAGTCGTATACTCACCGGTTTTAGAACCAGTGAGCGCGTATTGTTGATTCCTACTCTGATCAGTTAAGTCGATACCAACCCTGAGTAGCCTTTTTCCAATCATATCACCAAGAGATTTCTGGAACCATAAATTAATTCCAGGCTCAATAGCGATAACTCGATTAGTGGAGGCATCCTTCGGGACAGTAACAATCTTATTACCCTTCTCAAATGTCGGGAAAGAAGTTAACCCCGACAGATGAGCTCCCCAATGCGGATAAACTTCGCATAGGAGAGTCAGGGGAACAAGATCGAGTAGATCTCGAGTTATTCCAGTTTCACACTGGAAC